ACTGGCATGTTTCATGATGTAACGCATGCCGGTGATGTATTGCCCCTCATGCTGACTGGCGCGGCTGTACGGGGGATTACCAAAGGCAGCACCTTTAAGCTCCGCAAGACGTTCAGACCAGTCATGCGCCAGCGCGTTGTCTTCCGCAGTGTAATAAGCGGCACATTTGGCGTTATCACCATCAGTGAACAGATCCAGAACAAACGGGCCAAACAGGGTGTTAATTCCCCAGAAAATGTTGTCCGGCGTGCGCCACTGATCGCCCACTTCCTTCAGTTCATGGGCTGGTTTGTTTCGCAGCTCCACCAGCGCCTGGCAATATTTATTACTCATTAAGCCCCCACGTAATTCCCTGACAGATACCACTCTTCACCCGATGCAGCGCGCTTGCTGCTTTTCCGTAAGCACCGCTCACGATGCGCCAGAAAATTGTTTCGTTCTGGCTGGGAGTGGCTTTCACGGAATGCCTCCATCCACACCGTTGCAGCTCGACGGAATAAGCCCCTGGACTCCAGTTCTTCAGCCTGGCGGGTCAGGCACAAAATCACCCGGGGGTCGTTAGTGCCGACATAGAAATTGCGCACAGGTCTGGTTTCACGAACTGGTTGTGGTTCCGGCTCCTGCGCTCTCTCAGTCAGGCGCGGGAAATGTCTGCGTGTATCCCCTTCACAACGGTGAGCCACACGCCCACTCTGACGTAACTTGCTTGCTGACTGCAGAACGCGCTGCCGTGAGTAACCAGCAAAAGCATCTGCAATGTCTCCGGAAGTACACCCCGGATGGGCTTCAATGAATTTCTGAACGTCATTCAAAAGACTCATGATCACCCCCTGAATCCTGCCGGGATCTGGCTGTAGTCCACGTTGTCGTAACTGGCTTTGAAGTACGGGTCTTCGCGTTTTTCGGTGTACGTGCTGACGGACGGTGATAAGCGCAGGGAAAGCTCATCCCATTTTTCCCGCAACTTCGACGGGCTGAGCACGTTACGGCACCAGAACGGATCGCGGCTGACGCGGCTGTACATCTCGCAGATTTGTTTGTGAGTACGACCATCCTGCACACACATCAGGCGAATTTCGTTTGCCCAGGCTGTCCAGTTCGGTTCTTTGGGACGAACCACCTCGCCGTCACATTCGGCGGCTTGCTCGTACAGGGCGATGATTTTTTTCCAGAGCCACTGTGCGCAGGTCAAATCATCCTGCGTTCCCCACTGGCGCTTTTTAGGGCTGAATACAACCGCATCAGGATGGCGAGTTAAAAAATCCTGTTCATCCGTCTGCGTGTCCGGTTGCGAAGCGTCCGGACGAGAAGGTTTTTTATCTGACGGATCATGTTTTGATTTTACTGACGGATCCCCGCCAGATTCTGACGGGTGAAAACCCGCTTTTTTGCCAGATTTCGACGCATCAAATTTTGACGGGTCAGATTTTGATGCGTCAGATTTTGACGGGTCAGAATCTGACAGTTGAGAAAATGCCGCTGCCTGAAGCTTCGCAACGTTAAGCTGATAAACATTCGACGCATTGCGGTTACCCTGGCGACGCGCCTTACGTGTTAACCAGCCTTCTGCTTCCAGCCGTGCGATAGCCGTCCTGACGGTACTCATCCCCGCGCCAATCTGACGGGCAATAGTTTCAATTGATGGCCAGCACACACCTTCGTCATTACTGAAATCAGCCAGGCGGGCCATAATTGCCACGCTGGATAATTTCATGCCTGATGCAGCGCAACCATCCCATACATAGCCGGTTAATTTAGTGCTCATGACCGACCTCTATTTCCCTGAATTTACGACGAAACTGTTCGAGCGGGCTGAAGCACTCATGCTCATAGCCTTCGCGGAGGTAGATAACTCGTTGTGTTTCCGGCTCCCAACGAATGACTCTGACGGGCACTCCGTAGTGATCTTTGAACCAGCGGTTAACTTGTCGCAAAGGACTGTCTCCTTCTGCCGGTTGAAATCACCCACAGCCCACTCAGCAAAGCTGTGGGTTACAATTTCCCTGTCACCTGGTACATTAACTGCATAGCAATACTCCACCTTCGCTTTTCCACCCGGTACAGGAAGCGCAATCAGTTGCGAGCGACGGTAGTGTGTTGTTAAACTGTTCATGCGTTAGTTTCTCCACAGTCACGACACGCCACGGCGCCCGGAGCTGCACACTCGCGGGCGTCATTACTTTCTGAAATGCAAAAGATTTTGTAGACCAGTGCTGCATGCTCCTGCAGCTTCGAAATTGAGAGATACAGCTCGTCGTTAATTGCTGTCTTCTCATGCGGTTCCACCACACCGTCTTCGATTGCCGAACGAATCTGTCTGGAATAACTGCCAATCTGTTCAATGACTTCCAGCAGGCGCTGGTTAATATCGGCGTTGTCCACATCCTCGACGTCAGGAAGAGACACAAAGACGCCATTTGCAGACTGCGCCACAGCGTCAGCAATGAAGTGAGTTCCACCAGCACGTTGCAAAATCATTGCCCATCCCAGCGGGAAAATCTGATCGCCATCGGCACGAAGACGGTTAAATAATGCGTTTTCTGTTACATCCAGCCAGTCAGCTGCTTCAGCGTAACCACCCGGCAACGCTGCGATAGTTTTTCTGACAGCTTTCACGTACCACTCAGGCTGTTTTTCTACTTTCCAGTGATGCTTACCCACGGTTAGCCTCATCGTTCTGTGGTTTCTGTTAATCGATTTATCCATTAGATTTTTCATAAAGCTCAGGTTTAAATGGCAACCGTCCGCAAGTTCTATATGCAGCTTCTGCTGCACGTCCTTTTGGAATTAACTGGCCCGGACGGTTTCGCCACTGATAAACGGCTTCAGTTGTTATGCCGAAAAAAGCAGCAACTTTCTCAATACTGCCGAAGTAGCTTTCGATATCGTCAGTTGTCATACGCCCTCCAAACTAAGTTTTATTAGATGCTAATTACAAATCTATCTTTGGTCAATAAAAACTAAGATTACTTAGCAATTCAAGAAATGGTGCTCCTATGGAAACGGTTGGTCAGCGTATAAAAGCTCTGAGAAGAGTTACCGGAACGTCCCAGAAAGAATTGGGTAAATTTTGTGGAGTAAGCGACGTTGCTGTGGGGTACTGGGAGAAAGACATCAATACCCCTGGTGGGGAGGCACTTTCGAAATTAGCGAAGTTCTTCAATACGTCAATAGATTACATTCTTTATGGTGCTGAGTTTGAAGGCAAACTCGTCACAAACATGCGCAGAGTTCCTGTAATATCGTGGGTTCAGGCTGGGCAGTTTACTGAGTGCAGGGCAGCAGAAGTGTTTAGTGAAGTGGACAAGTGGGTAGATACATCATTAAAGATTGGTGATAACTCATTTGCATTAGAGGTTAAAGGTGACTCCATGACTAACCCTAATGGCCTCCCAACAATACCAGAAGGCGCAACAGTGATTGTAGATCCAGATGCAGAACCTCGTCATGGAAAAATAGTCATCGCTCGACTTGATGGAACAAACGAAGCTACAGTAAAAAAATTAGTCATCGATGGCCCTCAAAAGTTTTTAGTGCCATTAAATCCTCGGTATCCCAACATCCCTATCAATGGTAATTGCCTTATCATTGGTGTAGTCAAAGGAGTTCAATACGAACTCTAAGACCTCTCTTCTCTAACTAAGGCACCGAACTAAGAAAAGTTTGGTGTTTTCTCTTGCCATAATAACTAAGTTAAGTTAGATTTTATATCAAAGATAACGAACAGGCAGGACGCCCACGAAGTAGCCGCCTGGGGCATATGAAGTCCAGGATGATTCGTTGAGTCATGTTGTGCCACTAGGCACTCATGTTAAAGCAGGTGTATGAAATGAAAGTCCAGATTTTAAACAATAACTGTGAAGTCGTTTGGGCGTAAAACATGACCGCGCGTAGACCAAGGGAGGAAAAAGTGGGAATAGTTAGAAATCAAGCAGATATATTGAAAATCAGCTCTGAATTGCTTGGAGTTTTGAAAAGTGAGCTCACCGCACATGGCATCGAGCCCACTGACGAAAATTTAAGTTGGGTTTTGTCGATTATTCAACAATCACTCAAGCCCAGCCTCAGCAAACTTTTTATCGAGTAGTGCTTCGAACTTATCGTAAAGCTTGCTTATGTCGTCTATCGGGTTTTCTGACGTACTGTAATTTTTATCTGATGTCATGGCAGCAGTCTGATATGCAGTGTGAGTCTTAACCGATAGTTGGAATAAATAAAGAATTTTTTCTTCTTTGGTCATAACTATTTCCTTCTTGGCTATATGAAAACACCAAGATACCACCGAGCCTGAAGTGGTGAAAAGACAGGCACATAACAGCTAAGTATTTTCAACCAGAGAGAATCCTTAGCGTTGTGGTGAATGCGGCTCAGCGCACGCGGGTTAAGGTTGAGGCTGACAGTCGACCTTCTGTGGATACCCACCCGCCTGGTGTGCAACTTTCGCCAGGCACCGGGAGGCACCCGGCACCACAACTTTATGCTGTGTGTAGTCCTCGCGGTACCAGTTTGTACACTTGCTTCCGGCTGGTACCGCTCTTTTTACAAAACAGAGAAGAACATCACCGGACGACGGGCTCATAACCCAATCCATCCGGGCGGCTGCCACCGCAGGTGTTCTTCTCTGTTTTGTGGAGAAACCAACCGACCTTGCAGGGTCGATATGATTAGGAGCAGAAAAATGGCTAGCGAACGCAGTACTGATGTGCAGGCATTTATTGGGGAGCTGGACGGCGGCGTATTTGAAACCAAAATCGGCGCAGTTCTCAGTGAAGTCGCTTCCGGTGTGATGAACACGAAAACCAAAGGTAAGGTCTCACTCAACCTGGAAATCGAACCATTTGATGAGAACCGTGTGAAAATCAAACACAAACTCTCATATGTTCGCCCGACTAACCGCGGGAAAATTTCCGAAGAAGACACCACCGAAACGCCGATGTATGTCAATCGCGGTGGTCGCCTGACTATTCTGCAGGAAGACCAGGGACAATTACTGACTCTTGCCGGTGAACCTGACGGAAAACTCCGCGCAGCAGGTCATTAATATCGTTCTTAATTAACCGATTATTTATCTCATCACTGAATATCTTTATATAGTGAGGACTTATTATGTCTCAGAACTTAGACGCAACCGCAATTAATCAAATCCATGCCCTTATTTCTGCTCAGGGTGTTAATGAAATTATCAGTAAGATTGGTGCCGATGCTGTGGCATTGCCTGAGAATTTCCGCATTCATGATCTGGAAAAATTTAATTTAAATCGCTTCCGTTTCCGTGGTGCGCTTTCCACTGCCAGCATCGATGACTTTACCCGTTATTCTAAAGATCTTGCAGATGAAGGCACCCGCTGCTTTATCGATGCCGATAATATGCGTGCCGTCAGTGTGCTTAACCTGGGTACTATTGGTGAACCAGGTCACGCAGATAACACCGCCACACTCAAACTGAAAAAGACAGCACCGTTCTCTGCTCTGTTGTCTGTTAACGGCGAGCGTAACTCCCAGAAGTCACTGGCAGAATGGATTGAAGACTGGGCCGACTATCTTGTGGGCTTTGATGCTAATGGTGACGCTATTAAGGCAACAAAAGCGGCTGCGGCGGTCCGTAAAATCACGATTGAAGCAAACCAGACCGCTGATTTTGAAGATAATGACTTCAGCGGCAAACGCTCCCTGATGGAGTCTGTCGAAGCGAAGACCAAAGATATTATGCCAGTGGCATTTAAATTTAAATGCGTTCCGTTTGAAGGCCTGAAAGAACGTCCGTTTAAATTACGCCTCAGCATTATCACTGGCGATCGTCCTGTACTGGTTCTGCGCATTATTCAGCTGGAAGCAGTGCAGGAAGAAATGGCTAACGAATTTCGTGATCTGCTTGTTGAGAAATTTAAAGACAGCAAAGTAGAAACCTTTATTGGTACTTTCACCGCCTGATTTCATTACTGCAAATGCCCCTGCGGGGGCATTTATGGAAACATAATTGACTCAATAATCGCCTGATGGCGAGGGTTTTCTTTAACCAAAATTCAGCGCGGTGCAGCGCATATAAAGTGGAGAACAAAATGTCATTTATTAAAACTTTTTCCGGGAAGCATTTTTATTATGACAGGATAAATAAAGACGACATCGTGATTAACGATATCGCGGTTTCCCTTTCAAATATCTGCCGCTTTGCCGGTCATCTTTCTCACTTCTACAGTGTCGCCCAACATGCGGTGCTTTGCAGCCAGCTGGTGCCGCAGGAATTTGCTTTTGAAGCGTTAATGCATGATGCAACAGAAGCGTATTGCCAGGATATTCCCGCTCCACTGAAACGCCTTCTTCCTGACTATAAACGGATGGAAGAAAAAATAGACGCCGTAATCCGTGAGAAATACGGGTTACCCCCGGTTATGAGCACGCCCGTGAAATATGCCGATCTCATCATGCTGGCAACCGAACGCCGCGATCTCGGGCTTGATGATAGCTCTTTCTGGCCTGTACTGGAAGGTATCCCGGCAACAGAGATGTTCAAAGTGATTCCACTGTCGCCAGGCCATGCCTACGGGATGTTTATGGAACGTTTTAACGAGTTATCGGAGTTACGCAAATGCGCATGAATGTTTTCGAAATGGAAGGGTTTCTTCGCGGGAAATGTGTACCACGAGATCTGAAAGTGAATGAAACAAATGCTGAGTATCTGGTGCGTAAATTCGATGAAGTACGTGCTGAGGCTCGCAACGAGGGTATTAACTATACCGCAAGCCGTCTTGCTGCGGCTTTCAATCACGGATTTATCAATAAGTCTTTACGTGAAGTTTTCGACGTTACACGCATGATTCTGTCAGCGAAAGAAGAGTTGGCTAATGAACCACACCCGATTGATGGCCTGTCCGGTGAATATGCGGAGAAATCCCTAGAAGAATGGGCGGAACAGATTCGCAAAGGAGGCAACCAGTGAGCAAGATTGACTATCAAGAACTGCGCGAGGCGGCGGAACAGGCAACGCAAGATGAATGGGTAGCATATATTTTGCCGGGTCATAACGGCATTTATCCTGCGCGCACGTCTGAGGGTAGGCATTGCGGATACTTTATTGACTGGCCTGGCGTCTGTCAGGGGCGGGAGAGCATCAGCATCAGAACCTACGCAGTGAATTGCAATGACGCATGGCTAAACACCGAAGGTGATGACATCTCCGGCTCATACGTTAAGTACAAAGACCATCAGGAAGTGGTTGCCGCTCTTGAGGCCAAGTGCGCGGCGCTGGCTGCTGAGAATGCGGGAATAAAGTCTGCAATTCCAAAATCACGGGATATTGAGGATGACAATGACAATATGGATGACGTATCTCTCGCGGAAGACTTCGGGTTCAATCATGCAATAGAACGGATGAGGAGACAGATACCTGAAACGCCAACCACTGATGCTTTCCTGGCTGAAGTCCGGGCGCAGGGGGTGGATGCTGCTATAGAAGCTGCAAAAAATCTGGTGGCCCAAGAATATGAGTGTAAGGATTTCAAAGCGGCGCAGAGTGATTGCTGTATGCACCCTGGTTCAGACCTGGTAGGGAAGGTTGAAATGACTGAGTGGTTAGTTGACTTTGCTGCCCAGCTTCGCAAAGGAGGCAATCAGTGAGCGAAATTAATTACCAGGCACTGCGTGAGGTGGCGGAACGTGCAATTCCAGCAATGGAACGCCTGTTAATGTTGCCAGTTGATGATGATTTGTTAAGTGAACAGGAACTTAAAGATTACGGTGTGGATATTGATGCGCTCAATGCCTTCAAATTTCTGACCGGACCAGAAACCGTGCTGGCACTACTGGATGAACGGGAAAGAAACCAGCAATACATCAAACGCCGCGACCAGGAGAACGAGGATATTGCGCTTACGGTTGGGAAGCTGCGCGTTGAGCTTGAAGCAGCAAAATCAAAACTCAACGAGCAGCGCGAGTATTACGAGGGAGTTATCTCTGATGGGTGCAAGCGTATTGCTGAACTGGAAGCGCGGGAAGTTCAATTACCGACTCGCTACGACCTTCGATATGGACACCCGATAAATGCAGATGAGCGACAAGTCATGATACCTAAAGAAAATGGCAGTTGGCTTTACCTGATTGACCTAGAACACGCATTACGCGTCGCTGACATTCGCATCAAAGGAGAGTGATATGGCGTTAACACACCACGAACTCTGTCAGATTGCGTACAAGTTCCTTAAGCGCAACGGGTTCAAGGTTTGCTTTCATGACCGCTTTGTTGCTGTAACCAGTACCGGAGAACAGCCAGATGCTATGGGATTCAGAAATTCAGCATCATGCCTGATAGAGGCGAAGTGTTCTCGTGCTGACTTGTTGGCAGATAGAAAAAAGCGTTTCCGTAAAAATCCCTCACTTGGCATGGGCGACTGGCGATTCTTTATTAGTGAGCCGGAAATTATTTCAGTTGAGGATTTACCTCCCGGCTGGGGATTACTTCACGTTGTTAACGGAAGAGTACGGAAAGTACATGGATGGCCCAGGGGTAATTGCTGTTGGGGTAATCCTGACGATAAGCCATTTACCGGGAATAAGCAGGTTGAATGCGATTACATGTTATCTGCATTAAGGCGCATGGAGCTAAGAGGACACCTTAATGAAATATATGACGGTGTAATTGTTAATAAGAAAGAAGGAAACGCAGCATGACCACTTTAACCGACAAAGAACTGATTAAAGAAATCAGAGAGCGTATAGGCAGCCTGGACGTCCGAGACAATATTGAGCGTCGGGCTTATGAAATTGCTCTGGCATCGCTGGAACGCGAACAGATTCGCCACGAGCATGCCAAATGGTCTGACTCCACATTTGGCTGCGTTGGCCCCATTGGTCCGCTGAAACATCTCTCAAAAGAGGCACTGGAAGCCGCAGCCGAACCAGACGATCTTAGCGAGTGGGCTGATATGCAGTTTCTGTTGTGGGATGCACAGCGCCGTGCTGGCATCAGCGATGCTGAAATTACCGCTGCTATGGAAGATAAATTGAAGATCAACATGGAACGCCAGTGGCCTGAACCAAAAGATGGTGAGCCTCGCTTGCACATTAAAGAACCCGGCAACTCTCCGGTAACTCCGGCTCGCCTGCCTGGTGGTTTCACCATTGAGGATGCGAAGGCATTACATGAAGACCTGGTTCGCAGCCACATAAGCCAGGCTTTAAGTGGTGAAAAGATGAAAAAGAACGATCGCGATGCTGATTTGCGCTGGATTCATGGCGTAATAGTTCAGGCAGCGTGGTTTGTAAAAGCATCACTGGAGCAAAATGCACTATCGGGCAACTATCCGGTAACTCCGGATGGTTGGATAAGCTGTAGTGAGCGAATGCCGAAAAAGAATCAGAACGTACTTATTTCGGTGAATTTCGATAGTGATCTGGTTGAGCCGCTAATATGCTCCGCACGCTATACCGGAAGTACCTTTCGGCGAGGACAAGCAACGATTAAGCCGGGTAATGGTATTGAGCAGGCAACCCACTGGATGCCGCTGCCAGAACCGCCGCAGGAGGTGAATCAATGAGCTGGCCTGATGCAATCGTAACTCTGGGGATGGTATTCGCAGTAGCGTTTGTTGTGTACTCGATTTGTCGATGGGGATAACCACATGTTCGCTTTGATTCAACGCGGTCAGATATACACGGACAGAGCTGGATACCCCGTGGTGATTACTCGCATCACTGAGCACTCAGTGTTCTTTCGACGGATGGACGGACGATCCGGGCGGGTACGCATTGGTGAGTTAAACTGCCTGTTCGAACATATTGACCACCAGGAGTACCGCAAAATTCTCGCGGACACTGAGCAGGAAAAGCACCTGAAAAAATTACGAGCCATAAAAAGGAAGTAAAGAATGAATAAAGCATTTGAACGATGGGTCCACCAGCGTTACGGCAATCGCTATGACCTGACGCGAGATGTTGACGGCTTCTACTGTCGTGAAGTTGTGAAGCGAATGTTTGAAGTGTGTTGCCACTGCCGTGGGCTGAGTGTTGTGTGAGGTAATACATGGGCAATGTGATTCAACTGGCTCCCAATGAATGGGTTTGTGAAAGCGTTCTTATCGCAATTACCGGGCTCAAACCAGGCACAATTCTTCGGGCCCGGAAAGAATGCTGGATGGTTGGAAGAGAGTATATTCACGTATCACCAGACGGTAATCCAAAGCCTTCCAGTGAATGTATGTATAACAGAAAAGCAATAGATGCCTGGGTCGCCTCAATGAAAAACAAACAACCCAGGTGATTTAATATCATGAAATATGTAAGCTCGTATCGCTCTTGGGCGTCTGGAGGTATCGATGGATAAAGTCAAATATCCAACAGGCGTCGAAAACCACGGCGGCACATTACGCATCTGGTTTAATTTTAAAGGTAAACGTGTCAGGGAAAATCTTGGTGTCCCTGACACTGCCAAGAACAGGAAGATCGCCGGGGAACTGCGGACATCAGTATGTTTTGCCATCCGCACAGGAAGCTTTGATTATGCTGCACAGTTCCCTGACTCCCCCAACCTTCAGGCTTTTGGGGTAAGTAAAAAAGAAATTACGGTGAAGGAACTTGAAGAAAAGTGGCTGGATCTGAAACGAATGGAAATCTCTGCAAATGCATTCAATCGCTATGAATCCGTTGCAAGAACGATGGTTCCGAAAATTGGAGGCAGTAGACTGGTGTCATCGGTAACCAAAGAGGAATTGCTGTATATCAGGAAAGATTTGCTGACCGGGTATCAGAATTCAATGAAAAACAAAGCAGCAAAAGGACGGAGCGTTGTTACTGTAAATTATTACATGACGACAATCGCTGGAATGTTTCAGTTTGCTGCAGATCACGGTTACTTAGAAGCAAATCCCTTCCAGGGAATTAAGCCTCTTAAAAGAGCCAGGGCAGAGCCAGATCCGCTAACTCGTGACGAATTTATTCGCCTGATAGATGCTTGCCGACATCAGCAGACGAAAAACCTGTGGTCATTGGCTGTGTACACAGGAATGCGTCACGGTGAACTGGTCTCCCTGGCCTGGGAAGATATCGATCTGAAGGCAGGAACAATTACCATCAGGCGCAATTATACGAAACTTGGTGAGTTCACTCTACCGAAAACTGAAGCAAGCACAAACAGGGTTGTGCACCTTATCCAGCCCGCTATCAGTGTCCTGAAAAATCAGGCTGAAATGACAAGACTGGGTAAGCAGTACAACATCAAGGTGCAACTACGTGAATATGGACGTTCAGTGAACCATGAATGTACTTTCGTGTTTAACCCTCAAGTGGTTAGAAAAAGCGAACAGGTAGGTTTTGTCTACAAAGTCGATTCTGTAGGTGACTCATGGGAAACAGCCATTAAGCGTGCAGGGATCAGGCATCGAAAGGCATACCAGTCACGACACACTTATGCGTGCTGGTCATTATCTGCCGGAGCAAACCCAAGCTTCATTGCCAGCCAGATGGGCCATGCAAGTGCCCAGATGGTATTCAATGTATACGGAGCATGGATGACTGACAGCAATGCAGAACAGATCGCAATGCTGAATCAGAAGCTGACAGATTATGTCCCAATGATGCCCCATAGTCACCAAAGTGACACCAGAGGCTTATTAAAATCAGTAAGTTAA